CGCCAAACGTCGGGCTGAAGGCAGACAGCTTCCGCGTGCCGTTCGTCGTCCCGTCTGCCGCAAAGAAGTCGTCAGAAGCCGTGCTGGACGCCGTCGTCGTAAGGTCCTTGATGCGAATGTCGGGCATTTTAAGTAAGGGCTATGAAGGGATTGGCCGCGCTGTCCACCAGCCGATCGCCGGCTGACGTAATGAGCGTAAACTGCACATCCGGCACATTGATGTACGGCTGCCCAATGATCAGTTCAGACCAGAAAGCCTTGTCCGCCACAATGGGGGTAATGCCCCGATAGCGGCTATCGGACTTAGCCAGCAAACTGGTCTCAAAGACGGTCACAGGTAGTTCAGCTCCTGAATCTCAGCCACCACGTCCGTACCCGCCGCACGGATCGCCTTGGCCGCAATGGCCGTCTGCCGGGGCCAATAGGCCGTCGCACCATCGTTGTACAGGAAGCCCTTGGTGGTCGTCGGATTGGTCGTGCCATCCAACGTCACCCGCGCCGCCGCCCCATTGAACTGCACCAGAACGTGCGTCGTGGAGGCATTGAGGGTGAAGTCAATGACCGCCTCCGCCGTCGAACTAATCGTGTTCTGGGCGTGCGTCGTGCTGTTCTGGGGAATCGCCTGCGAGGGCGTGTTGACGATGCGGGCGTTGGCCATGGCTTAGCGGGTTGAGGAGTGGCGTGATTGCGTGGTCTGGTGAGAACGGATGCGCTTCCCAGCCGTATTGAAGTTACGCTGGTTCATCACGTCCTCCAATTCTAGCACAAGAAGGGACTCGGCATACCCCTCTTCAGCGGCAGCCTTGTCGTTCTGCCCATCATACCGCAGAAAATCGGCAAAAGCGGCGTGGGCGGCGTAATGGAAGAACTCCAGCGGAACGAGGGAGTTGGTGGTGGAGTTGTAGGGCCCCTCCCACCGCTTCTTGTAGTCCACGTACACCGTGTCCAGCCCGTCAGGCGGGGACACGATGTCAGCCCCGTCCGCCGTCACGTTGTACGTCAACTCCGTCACGCTGTACGTGCCATACGGGGCCTCGTCGTAGATGCGGAGGAAGCTGCCAATCGGGTTGAGGGTGGCCTGCGTGAATGGCACCACCCCGCCACTCACCGCCCGGGCCTCTCCCAGCACCAGATAGCGGGGCCAGTAGTTGATCCGCCGGTAGGCATTGTAGATGCGCCGGTTGATGAACTGGTTGACTAGGGAGTTTTCCTCAGTCGTCAGGGCGGTGTTGCCTGACAGGGCCTTCACCAACTCCAGCAGGTTGCTGTAAGTGTCGGTAGTCATTACACCTTATTGGGACAAAGATGGGGGAACTTCTTCTGGTGGTAGCGAATGAACTCCTTGCTGTTCACTTCGTGCCGTCCATACTTGTTCAGCAGGCGGAAGTATTCGTCAGCCGGGTAGAACGCCACGGCCTTACCCAGCCCCGGAATCGTCTTATGGCCCTTCCAGCGCTGCGCTTCGTGGGCGGCAAGGATTTCCTCCTTCTTCTCATTCACCTTGATGAGCTCAAAGCCCGTGCGAATCTCGCGGATCAGGGCGTCCTTCACAGCCCCTTCCCCGGGCAGCTTGGTGATGATGTGCATAAAAAAGGAGGCGCACCCACCTAGGATGCGCCCCCATTCTATCAGCCGAGTGTGGTCTTAGCTGAACTTCGCCAGATCAATGATCCGCAGGCCGATGACGAACTCACCAGCGGTGATCGACGCGATGGCCGAGTCGGTCACCTTCAGGTAAACGTCCACAGCGGAGGCGCCAGCCTTCACGGCCTGCACCAGACCCGTGGTGTTCGTCGCGGTGCCCAGCGTGAACTGGTCGCCCGTGTTGAACGCCGGGGCCGTCATCGCATCCGCATCGAGCGCATTGATGAACTCGTCCGGGTCCGCGAGGGTCGTGCCCACGTCGAACACGAGCGTGGTCGTGCCCGCGACAGCCACCGTCTTGGCGACGCCGCAGAGCTCAACCGCACCGTGCGCCGGGATCGTGGCAATAACCAGCGTGCCACCGTTGCCGATGGCCTTCAGGTCATTGTAGTCCAGACGAACGTAGTCGGTGAAAACGCCACCCTCATTAACAGTAACTTTAGCCATTGTGATGTCTCCTTGGTTGGGGTTTAGCTGAGGACGGTGATCTTGCCGTGAGCGGCAGGATGCGCCACCTTGAGGGTGCCGGTCCAGTCCACATAGCCACGCTCGCCACCACCGAGGTTCGGCAGGCGGGTCGAGCCGAGCGGGATGAGCTCACCCACCGCGTAGAAGTCGGGGTTGATGAGGTAGCCGGTGTCCTTGTTGGTGGTGTCCGGCGCGGTGTCCGGGTTCATGTCCACGATGGTGACGATGCCGTGATCCGACTGGTACTGACCAACCGCCAGCTTGATGAGGCCGGACGAGCTGTTGGCGTTGTACTGACGGAGGGCGCCGGTGGTGGCGTCAGCACGGGCGAAGTCAGTCACCACCCGGCGCAGGGCGGTGTCAGCCAGCAGCGTGAGGCTGTTGGTCGAACCGTTCTGGCGGTAGATGGAGGTGATGAGGTTGTTCAGCACCGTCTCGTTGAACGTGCCCGAGGCGTGGATGGAACCAGCCGGGGTGCGGTAGTCCGAAGGGACATCCGCCGGACCAGCCGAGTCAATCCAGTCACCGAGGCCGCGCATCGTGTAGGCCGTGCCGCCACCGTTCTCAGCCGCACGATCCTGCGTGCCGAGGAGGACGGTTTCAACGTCACGCTTCAGCTCCTTGACGGCCTTCATCTCCGCACGGGCGATGTCCTGCGGGCCAACCGAGGAGACGGCCTGCTGGAGATCGGACACGCGGAAGGACCGGCGCCGCTTGTGGACGTAGTTGCCAAGGCGGGCCACGGACTCAAACTTGTCGTCGAAGTCGGTGACATCAGCGCCTTCGCTCACCGCCGTGGTGACGGGAGCGGACAGCTTGTCCACGCCCCACTCAACGAAGGTGGCGTTGCACTTGAACTTGTCAGCAGAGCTGAGGAACGGCGTTTCGCTGGGAGCCAGCGTGCTAATGGCATCGTGGAGGTCCTCACGGTTGAGGGCCGCGCTGCCGGGCGAGGTGGTATCGTAGGTGTTGGAGAACGACATAACTAATTAGGATTTGCGTTTCGAGAGTTGAGCTGCACGGAGGGCGATGAAGTCGTTGGCGCTTCCTGTTTGTCTGTATCGGCTTTCAATGTCCTTGAGCTGCCGGTCGAAGCGGTTTTCAGGACGCTCCGGGGCAGCCGCCGTGGAGGCGGGGGACGAGGGGGGGTTGAGGGCAACTGCCTTTGACTTGTTGTCGATTGGCAGCTCGCGGCGTCCGTAGATGGAGTTGGCAGCGTGGGCTACCAGATACTCAATCTGCGGGGCAATCTCAGGCACAAGACGCTTGGCCTGCTGTAGGCGGGGGTCATTGACCATCGCCTCATACCGCTTCCTCACGTCGTTGTCTTCGCCATCCAGCCAAGACAGCTCGGTTTTGGCCAAGGTCTTGAACTGCTGTTCCATTCCCTGACGCTGCGCTCGGAGCTGGAGCTCCTTGAACTGCGCCGGGATGTACTTGGTCTGGCGACGACGGGCGTTTCGGAGCATCTCGCGCACCTGCACCTTGGTCCACTCCTTGCCATCTTCCGCTGTGTAAACAACGTCGTTGGGCCCAAAGTCCTCCGCCTTGAAGAGGATGTCCTCCGCCGACTCGACGAAGCTATCCACCTCTTCCTTCTGTTTCTGAAGGTCTTCGATGGTAGCAATCGACTCGTAGGGGTTATCCTCAACCTTGGCGTCAGGGAGCTGCTGCCGGGCCTGCACAATGGCAGACTCCAGCGCGGCTGCCTTCTCCTCGGCTAGCTTGCGCTTGGCCGTGAGCTCAGCAATCCGCTTGAGCAACCCGCTCTTGCCCTTCTGGGCAAGCTCGGCGATCTCCTCATCCGTGAGGTCCTCAATTTCCTTTGAAAGAACTTCCTTCTGGGGAGCGGCCTCGGCCTTGGGTTCGCCCTCCTGTGAGGGGGTCTCCTTGGCTTCGGGCTCCTTCGGAGGAACCGATTCAGGCTCTTGGGCGGCAGCAGGGGGCTGCTTGCCCGTAAGCTTGGCAATGCGGGAGGACAGGAAGTCCTTATCCGTCATTGGCTTGTTGGTTTCCACGGCAGGTTTAGCGTCCCCCGCGTCGGACGTTACGACTTCTGACATATTTCATCCGCCATCTTTGCGCCTTGGCGACTGCGATGGGGCGGATGCTAGCATAGCTTTTCCGTGCTTGACATAATTGGTCATCCTCCGCCATTTTGCGCCTGCCTCGTAGGAGGCGCCCAATGGTGCAAGGCATAGCATTTCGCCTGCTAGGACGCTAGCGGCCTACCGGATTTCCGGCTCCAACAGCCGGAGAATGGCCAATCGGGGGTGTGGCGAAGATGCGGGTTGGAGCCCCGCTTGGGCATACCTTTATGAGCCCTAAGTCCCTAGAAATCCTTCAGAACAACGAGCACTTCCTTGAGTTTTTGGACTCCCTGCACGCCGCCCGCGAGCATTGGATCGCCAACCTTGAAGACCGGCCCACGGAAATGCTCCAGCAGATCGCTGGGCGCATCTGCACCCTGAACGACATACTGGAGCGGTCCAACTACAAGGTCGCTAAGGAACGCTGGGAAGCGCTCAGGCGCTAAGGCCCTGCGTGCTCACCTCGCCCATCTGGGCGGGAGCCGTACCAATCCGCCCAATCTGGGCGTTCTGCATCTGCTGCATCTGGAATTGGTACTGCTGCATGTACTTGTTGAGCCGGTCTTGGAACGGCTTGTCCTGCTGGAAGCGTTGACCAACGTCCGGCTGCTGCAAATACTGCTGGATGGTTTGCATCGCCACCTGAGCGCCATTCGGACGGGCCCCCACCTCGATGCCAGCGTAAATCTTAGACAGGTCGTCAGTCACTTGCTTGACGATCTGCTGCTGGGCCTCCTCGGCAGGCTGGAGAACGGCATCGGCCAGCACCGGATTGACGGCTGAGGCCATCACTTCCAGCATCCGGTCCATATTGATGCGGCCATTCCGGTCAAATTGGACCAAGCTCACAAACTGATTGAGCTGGGTTTCGAGGTTTTCGGGGTCGGCAGCCAGCACATCGTAGTTGACCACGATGTCGAAGTTCTCATTCGGGTCGCCACGGCTGAAGCGCTGGGGATCGGACACGCCCGTGACGCGGAAGAACACCTGCTCGGGGCCAAAACGCTGGTAGCACTTGAAGGCCAGCCGGATGACATCCCGAACGTGGTGCAAAAACTTGTCCACGAAGTGCTGCTGACGGATGCGGGACATCGGATTCTCGTGATCCAAGCCCATCATCGTGTTCGCCTGCTGGAGCATCGTCTGTTCCAGCTCCACGCTGCCCGGGTTGTACGGGGGCGTAGGCCCAAACTGAATCTCACCCATCCTCCGGTAGGGGATGCGGGCCGCCGGGCCGTAGTCCGTGGGCGGCTGACCCGTCACGGGGTAGAGCAGGGGCGGGATGGTCGCCATACTGTTGCGGTCGGAACGGCTGTCCCGCTCGCCCTTGATGGCCCATTGCAGGCCACGCAGCATCTCTGGCACCGTCGCCAGCTCGTACAGGCGCTTGTTGTCCTCAAACAGCTTGGTGACGACGAAGGGGTAGTCGTCGTAGCCGTTCAGGAGCTCAAACTTGGCATACTTG